ATCTGGTAAAGTTGGTGATTTAGCAACTATTACCTTTCCTAACAAAGATGACCCAGCATATTATAATATTCTAAATGCTTGCTTGAAAGGAATGGACCAAGGTGTTTGGGCAACTTTATTAAAACGTTTTGTAATTACCTATTTTGAAGAAGATGTTTCAACAATATGGTATTTACCTTTTGATCCTAATGCTTATGATAATGGCTTTTTCCCTATTCATAAATCATTTTATGATACTTGGACTTATCAAGAATCTACTGATTGTTATGGTAATGTTAGTAAATATTATATCCAACAACAATATAACATTGGAAGTGGCGCAAGCGCCTTTAGCAGTGGACGTTTAAGTGATGCTGCTTGTGATTATCTTTTCGTAAATTATGCAAGTGATATTGCAAATCCCGATGGTCTTTTCCAAAGAGATTTTGTTTTTACTAATTTAGGAATCCCTAAAGCTACTCATCATATTCACAACGGAACTATGTTAACTACAAGAGAAGTAGAATCAACTTCTAATAAACGTGGACCATTGTCATCGTTAATTACTACTCCTTGGTTTTCTTTATATTGTAGAAAGAGAAGAAGTGTAGCTAAAAAAATATAAATTAAAAATTATAATAGTCACAAAAACATTCACTGCTACAAAATGAAAAGGCAGCATCCTTTTTAATATAAGCACCGCAGTTATTCATACAAGGATATTTATTTAATCTTTGCATAATAAGTATTTTTATAAGGAATCGTTTAATGATAGGATTAATTAAAGACATACTAATCTAATATAAAGTGTATTAGATTAATATTTCAACTTTTTTTTAAAAATAAAGTAATAAATTCTAATGAACCTCCAGTAACTCATCATTAATCCTATGAAACGCTACAGAACTACTTTCTAATTTTTGTTTAATATTATTTATAATACCATCAAAGTCTTTCTTAATACATTCTATAGTTACAGTAATCATAGTAAATTCTGTAATTATATATTTTACATCTTTAAATGGATTATATTTTTCTTTTAACTTTTTTTCAGATTCAAGATATTTTTCATATGCATCTACATTAAAAATAATTTCATTTATTTCACTACCTAACATCATTTTTTTAATTTTAAAAGGGAAATTAACTTGAGACTCATCTGTTAAATCATATTCTTTAGTTCTCTTACACAAATAAGTTTTAACACGATTAACAATAAAAGTCTGAATAGAATCTTGATATTCAAATAAATCATTTTCTGATTTAATTAAATAATCTCTATAACCAAATGTAAACTTATTATTCTTGTCGATTTTCATACTGTAAAGATATATTTCAAATACACTTTTATCATAATAATTAAGAAAATCAATATTCCATTCTTTTCCTCTAATAGAAACTTTTCCTTTAACAATATCATTTTCTACATAAAAATCAATTTCTTTTTTTTTAGAATAACTCAAAAAATTAATAGTATTATGTTCAATTAATCCTTCGAAATCACCAATGTTAAATTCATCATCCTTGTCTCCACAAACAAATTGTGGAGGGACTGAACCATTATCATCTAAATAGTTATATAAGAATAACAATACATTTCCATTAAAAATCATTTTATTATTATTCATATAAGTTCCTCCAAAATTTATAACATCACCTCTTTTCATAAATGATTTTGGATTAAATGTTTTACTGTATTTTTTATTTGGAAAAAGGGTATTTTTATAAATATAAATTTCTTCATTAGGACTAAATTCAAAAATAGGCCCTGGATTTTTAATATGACATATAGCATCATAAATCCATTTTTCATTATCATACATTACTGGTTTAGACATTATAGATTAGTTATTTCATGTAAAAAGTGAGAAAGTCAACTTTTTTTAGACTTGTTAGATGTTTTCGAAGAAAACTCTAATTAAGTCTATTGTCTAAAATAAATCTTTAAATTTTATTAAATATCTTACTAATAATAATGAAACATTCCACTCGTACTTATTTAAGAGCCAAAATGAATATGGTAATTGTTGCCATAGTTATTATTGGTGCTCTAAATTGGGGCACAACCGCTTTCGGTTATAATTTAGTTGAAATTTTAAACAATAATATAAATAATTTTCTCGGTTATCAATCCAATGTTGATAAAATAATTTATATTATAGTAGCTTTAGCTGCTGTAAAATTAGCTTTCAATAGAAATACTTGGTTACCTTTCTTAGGTTATTCTGCTTTCCCTACTCAATCATTTGTTCCAAATAAAAATAATTCAATGGGTAATACCGTAGTTACAGTTAATGTAAAACCTAATACTCGTATTGCTTATTGGGCTGCATTACCTAAACAATCTCAAGATATTCCTTATGTAGATGATGCTTATGGTAAATTTGAAAATTCTGGTGTAGTTATGTCTGATAATAACGGTGTTGCTGAATTATTAATTTTACCAGGTTCTGAATATACAATTCCTTCAGGTAAAGTAATAGATAGACATATCCATTATCGTGAATTAGATTTACCCGCTGGAATGATGGGTAGAATTGAAACAGTTTATTATTAAAGCTAGTTTAAAAATTGATTTAATATTTTATTATTATATACATAATATAATAATGAATTATATCGACGAATTACCTTTGGATGTCATCCGAGTATATATATTTCCTTATCTAGATTATGAATCTAGAATCAATCTAATGATGTTATTGAAACCAGAAGAGAGACACGAGATATCAAAATATTATAAAATATCTTCTAAACTTATTCAAAGAATAGATATGAAAAAAAGAGCAACTAAAATTATTGAGACTTTAATCTTATGCCAACCATTAGATGGTAAAAAAAGAGAAGAAGCTATTATTAAATTCTTAGATATATTGGAAGAAAATTTAGACACCTGTCATTTTTTCCCTACATTTGGACAAGAGGTTAAGAAAAAAATAGATGTTAAACATGAAGAATTTTCAAATTCAGAATCTTTTGCAAAATATCTAAACGAAAGAACAAAAATAATTTTATCTAAAATATAAGACTTATTTTCTAATAAATTATAAGATGGATTCATACTTAGATAAAGTATTAGAATATATTGAATATGATTTTCAAGATAAATTTCAAAATCTAAATAAAACTACAAAAAAATATACTTATCTTTTACCTATACATAAATTACCTTATTCAATGTCTAAAGAAAAGAAACATTTATATGCAAATGATTATGAAAATATATATCCAGTAAAGGAGATACTAAAAGCAGTATGTTCTAAATATCCTAAATATTTTGTTAGTTTCAATGAAGACAAATCAGAAATCGTAATTGACTTTAATTCTCAATAAGAGTATTCGAATAAACAAAACTACATAATTTGGTTACATCAAATATTATTTTATCTTTTAATAGTTCATTTTCTATATATATAGGATTATTTAGCAAACTTATAAACTTTAGGTTTTCTAACTTATTAAAACTTTTTGGAATAAATTTTATTTTATTATAGTTAAAAAACAATACTTTTATATTTTCTAACTTACCAATTTCTTTAGGAAGATACATTAATTGATTCTTATCTATTCTTAAATCTTCTAAATTCTTCATTTTATTTATTTTTTTAGGTAGTATTTTAATATTATTGTTACAGAGTTCAAGTCTTTTTAAATTTATTAAATTTGTAATACTATTTGGTACTGAAGCTAATTCATTATTTACTAAAACTAACTTTTCTAAATTTAATAATGCACCTATATTTTTTGACATTTGAGAAATTTTATTATTAAAAAGAATAAGAACTTTCAAGTTTTCTAATTCAGATATATTAGCTGAAATAACCTTAATATTATTACAGGATAAAGATAGTTTTTTTAAACTTTTAATTATAGGTATCTCGACAAATTTATTATAATCTAATATTAATGTTTCTACTTTTAAATTATCTGGTAAACTGGATAATTCATTATTGAAACAAATTAAAGTCCTTAGATTAATTAAATAAATAAGGTCATTTGGTAACTCTTTTAAATTCATATTACTGCAATCCACTGCTATTATATCTAGATAATTGTCTAATAGAAAAATATCTTCAAATGCTTCTACATTAATTTTATTTAAATTTGAAAATGTTATTTTCATTACAATATTATAATTTATTCCTTTATAAAATAATTTATAAATATATATATATGAGACAAAATGAAAGATTGAATTCATTCAAAAAAATTATTTTAGGACAATATGTTTTAAAACAGTTAAAAAATAAAGAGAAAGAATCTTGTTTTTATATTCAAGATCTAAGTAAATGGGAAGATATCAAAAATAAAAATATTTACTTTAATATAAAAGATAAAAATAATGGTAATCCTTTCAAGCAACTAAAAGAAGTTATTGTTGAAAATTTTCTCAAAACTAATTTTATTATTATTAGATTAGAAGGACCAAATTCATCATTATCTTTTTATTGTAATAATCTACCAAATGTATTTGATTCAGAATTTTCATTAATTAAATTATTAGTAAATCCATATGATTTTATAGATTGTGAAGGTGAACCCATCTATAATGAAACTTACACATTATCGTATATTTTAAATGACCCTAATAAAGAATTTAATGTTGTAAAAACTAGTACAACTAATGTTCCTTCTTCTACATCACATGTATTTTCTTTAGATACACCAATGACTCTCCCACAAGGTAATTTAGAACCTCCTCGTAAATATGCAAATAATCCTAATAATCCAACTGGAACAGCAGATTATAATGTTTATCTTTCAAGTATTATAAAAAGTAAATCAGAGAGTGAATCATATACACCAAAGATTAAAATAGATATACCAAGGGTTACTAAATATAATATGATACTTATTGTTTTTATATTATTGCTTATTGGATTAATTGGTTCAAAATATTTATAATTCTTAACAAAATTAGATGAAAGCTTATAGTATAGTGTTAATTCTTCGAAAAAATTGATTTATAGAAATTTTAAATATTACTATTATATACAATGGTTAAACTAATAAATAAAATGGAAGATATTTCAAAAGATAAGAAAGTAGTGATTGATTTTTTTGCACACTGGTGTGGACCTTGCAAAAGAATCGCTCCTGATTACGAGAAATTGGCTGAAAAATATACTGATATTGAATTTGTAAAATGTGATGTAGATGATAGTTCTGAATTAGCTGAGCTTTTTGAAATTGAATCACTTCCAACTTTTCTTCTTATTAATAATCTAAAGGTTATACATAAATTTGTGGGTGCTGATATGGAAGGATTGACTAAAAAGGTGGACGAACTGAATGAGTTAGTAGGAACTCCAATTATGAAAAAATGTGTAAGTAAAGTAGCATGTAGCTGCATAGAAGACTGTGAAAAGGAGAGTTGTGAATGTAAACAAGATTAATTTATTTTATTTTTTACAACCTAAAGGTTTAGTATAAATAAAAATTAAAAATATTTTTATTTCTTATAATCCTTCTGTACCCACTTCAAATCCTTATCTAATTTATTACATAACTTTTCATTATTCTTTTGATAAGTTCTGAGTAAATTCAAATGTCTTAATATTCTTAATTCACTATTGTCTTTCATTGACCTTTTAATTGCTTTAATTCTATCTTCGTGACTATTCTTAAGAGAATAACCGTAATCAGATAATAACCCTTCATCTTCAGGAGGGATAGGAATTTTAATACTTTTCTTTGATACTTTCTTAGAATTTTTTTTTAATGGCATTTATATAATATATAATAGAAAAATATATATTAAATAAATTTTTATAGTTTAGTTTAAATGAATCTCAAGGGCCCTAATTCAAAATTACCATAAGAAAAATAAATACTATCACCAGGATTGACTTTTCTTCTAGGAGGCATATTATGAATAACATCCAAACCATTATTTTTCTTTTTTGCTAAAATATAATAATATAATTTGTCTTTGAATAATTTCAAATCTTTTTCTTCATATTCTTTTTCATAAAGAATATAATATTGTTTGTAATATTTATTACTGACTATTCCAGTGAAAGTATATTCATTGTATTTTAATGGAATAATTGATTGGATTTGGTCAGCAGTTATTGAAATGGGTAATGCAACAGGGACTTCTTTGTAATTAACCTTTTTAGGTTCACTTACTTCAAGAACGTTATTTTCATTCATTTTAAACATTTTTCCTTTGAATTGAAACACTTTGTTATTATCTTCATCGTGACCAATTTCATAAGCAGATGAATGATGAACTTCTAATCTTTTTTCAATATCTTTATTACCACATTTACCATTACCACAAATTTGTCTCATACGTGGTGAACTAATACCAAATCCCTCTACATTATTAGAATAAACATAGTATATTATTACACCAACTATAAAGGAAATTATTATAATATTTTCAATCATTAATTAAAGTTAGATTTAAAAATTTTTTTCAATTATTTTTAAATTATTTGAATTCTGTTTTTTATTGCCTATATTGAAAACCATTTCTATTTGTTTATTTTGAAATTGTATTATAGCTTTTTTTCCTTGAACATCCATTTTTGCAATAGAAATATTCTGATTATAAATTTCATATTTGTTATCTGCCAAGTCTTTTAATTCCCATTTCTTCTTTTCTAAAGTATCTCCAATGCTACTCATAATCGAATAAATAGGTTTAGTTTTATAAATATTTATTTTATCTCTAACAGTTTCTTTAGGTTCAATAGAATCTTTCATCGTAGAATTAATGTCTTTAGTTAATTGTTTAATTACCATTTCCATTTCATATTGATAATCTCTTAATTGTTGATGATATAAATCTAATGATGCATTAATTGATTTATCTAAAATATTAAAGTTATCCCTTAGTAAATAATTTTTGTTAAGAATATCATTAACTTTAATTAAATCTTCTTTTATTTTTTCTTGAATCCAAGGAAACTTTTCAGGACTATTTAATAACTCTATTAATTTACGAATCATACTAAAAGCTAAATCTAATTTTGAAATATCATTTGAAAGATTTGTAACAATGATTGAAAAGTAAGATTCATTATTGTGGGTAAAAGTATGAAAATCCATATCCCTAAATCCTTGGACTGAACAATTTAAAGTTAAGAATAATGAAAATCTAATGTTATTATGTTTCATATCATTTTCCATTTTAACAATTTCCTTTTGAGATATTGTTGTAGTATAATTCTTAGATTCAATTAATATTTTTTCTTTATTAGGTAGTATAACCCAAGCATCACCAGAGTGGTCAACCTTACTCATATCTTGATAAATAATATCACCATATCTAGTTGTAAAAGAGTGTTCTATAATATTTTCTGCTAATTCTCCTTTTTTAGCTGATGCATTTTGAAGACCCAATAATTTACTAAGGCTAGAATTTAAAGGGTCTATTTTCTCACCAATCTTAAAGTTAGATTCTTCAATTTGCTTTTTAAGCTGGTCGATTTGAACAGCCATTTCTTTTAATTCATTTGTATTTTGTGTTTCATCTTTGGGAGGAAAAGTTAATTTATAACCTAATTGAAATAATTCTACAATTATCTTATCCAAATCCTTCTTCTTGAAAGATTTTAACATTGGATAATCATTCAAGTCTATTTCTAGAGCTACCATTTATTAATATTATTAATATATTTGATATATAGTGTTAATGTCAATTTTTATTTTAGCTTTACTAAAAAAACTGAAATAAAGATTATTAATTAATAATCTTTATATAGTAATGGATAATGAAAGTAAGATTGTATGTCGTAAATGTCAGGGTCCACATTTGACTATTAAGTGTGGTAAAGAGAAGGAAAATAAAGTAGAGGAAAAGATAAAAATACAAATAGATGAAAAGCCTAGGGAGCCCAGAAGAGACTTTAAAGAAAGGGACCAGGGGAAAACTAGTTTTCCCCTAGCTGGATTAATTTTTCAGAAAAAAATTAACCCGGACCATCATCGTGATAAAGACCAACCCTATCCCAGGCGAGATTTTAAATCAACTAAACATGGTAAAGTTAAACTTTCTAATTTACCCAATGATATTTTAGAAGATGATTTATATGAACTTCTTAAAGACTGGGGACAAGTTTATAAATTAAATTTAGTATCAAGGGATAATTATTCAGGACAAGGAGGAACTACCCGGTCAACTGCTGCTTATATTGAATTTAGAGCTGAAGAACAAGCTGATTATTTTCTAAAAGCATTTGATAATACGGCGTGTAATAATCAAATTCTTGTAGTTGAGAAACTACTGGATTAATTATAAAAATCAGGGTTATGAGTTCATTATCATGAAACCCCAACGTGATTTTGTTCCAAAATCAGGGTTCTAGTCTCTTATTCTAAGAGACCCCAACGTGATTTTGT